ATTGCCATAGTTGTAACTTACCGGTATTACAACTATTTATGCTTATGGGCTATAAGAACTGTTTGTAATATTGCTCCAACTTCTCATACCAAAGTCCTGTATAATGGTCGAATTCTTTACCTTCTAATATGAATTCTTGATATTCCGGTTTAGCCCATACTCCAGGCTTTTCTTCTTTAGGCGCTACACACATAAAGATAACCCCTTTACGGATTTTAGTACCAAATACTTCATTATGTGCTAGAGCATATGCTGTCAACTGTAAGAAATAATCATCGATCCATTCGCGCTTTTTAGGCTTATTAGTTTGTTTGTGGTCCATGATTGCATCTGAACCGTCATGGACACCTACTAGGTCTGTGGTTCCTGCATAAACTTCTGGAAAGTACAAACTGACTTCTGTGCCCCAGAACTCCTGACATTTGCTTAAGCCATTATCAATAATTTGCTGTGCCATTAAATGGCTTTGTTTGCTATATGGATTACTACCAGGCTCGCCTGCTATACCGGTCTTGACATGATTCTCAAGCCATTTATGCATTCTAGTGCCGCGTCCAGCAGCCTCAGTAGTGATTTGCTGTGCTTGTTTTTCGCCTACTCTTTGGCGCCATTCGCGCAAGGCTTGTTTCTTTTCTTCCGATTTAGTCGCATCTAATATTGTGGTGACACTGGGGACAAAATGTCCGTCTGGCGTGATATATTTGCGAGAACCGTTTATATTTTCTTTTCTTAATTCTTTATAATTAAATTTGTTTGGATTATACATTGTTATTCTAAGGTGAATATAAATTATAATCTATAATTAGAATTCACGCAACTAGAATGGGTAATTTATTTTGTCTTTAATGCTTTCTGAGCCATCTGCTGAACTGTTTTTTGATTTTCATCAGGCGCCTGGCTTCCTTCTGGTTCAAGTCCTTTGAAAACAACCTTATTACCTTGAATGTTTTTTATAACATTTTTCAAAGGGTCTTGTTTAATCATACTATACAAATTGTCTGGACTTAGATGTATACCGTATTTTTGATAGTATTTTATAAGCTGATCTAATGTCATATCCGGTGTAACTTCACCGGAATCTAAATCAGTTTTTAATTGATCAGTTGTAGCCACAATCTTCATGTTTAAAGACTGTGAGGGATCAAATTCAAAAAGGCGCATTAATTATCTCTTTGCGCGACCTATTGCAGCTTCTGGTTCTTCTGGCTCGTCAGCAGGTAAGTCAGCTACTACATCTGTGTCCATAGCTAATTCATCTCCTGCAGGAGTATCTGTTGCTTTGATATCTGTAACTGCAATTTCGTCGCCGCCTGATGCTGGCGCGCCAAATGCTGATGCATCGCCGATACCAGTCAACTGATTCATGGCATTCTGCATTGTAGTCTTACTTTGACTTAGTGTTTGATTTAGTGTTGTAAGTGATTCATTTGCAGATTGGTTAAATGATGAAGATTCATTAACACCCATCTCAGATTGAATTCGATCTGTTAATGCAGGAAGCTCCTTAACTAGCATATCATTGACTTCTTCAATCATTTTCTGAATGCTGTTTACCATGTCTTGGGCAGCTAGGATAACTTCTGACTTTTGTACTTCTTCGTTTTCAACAACAATTCGTGCTGACTTCAATGAAGAATAATGCTCAGTTAATGCTTGAGCCATAAAAACTAGTTTTAAATAAGAAGGTGTGTGCTGGTTCTTGTGGAAATCAGCATTAGCCTGTGCTTCTTTAATTAAACCCTTAACCTTAGAAAGCATAGCATGTGTAGTGCTACGGCTTAATTTGCTTGTGTCAAACGCAAATTCAAAGTTCTCTTTTAGAGCAGAGTTTGCGAAATTTTTACGGTCAAATTCATTAAGTTTCATAGTGTTAATTTCCAGTCTTGTTAGATATATTTATCATGTTTTAATAATTATTTCGGTCCTGTTTCTTCAAACTTCTTAGTTTGCAGGTACTTGCTAGTAATTACATATCCGTTTATTTCATCTAAATAGAGCTTTTTCTTGATCTTTCCTTCCATTAATTTTGCTAAAAAGATGGATTTATCCTCATATGACTTGCATTTTTCAGCCAGTCTTTTTTGCTGCGATATAGTCACATCTAAACTGCTAATTATACAGTCTAATTCTTCTATTCGTTTTAGGTCTTTTTTCCTATTCTGTTTGTCGAAAACACACCAAGTTACAGCATGTTTTAGACTGCTAAACAATTGACGCTCATCATCAGTATTTACATCTTTAACCGCGATAGTATAACCTTTTTCAGATGTGTTAATTTTATATCTTCCAAATAGGTCATAGCTCCCATCCTCATTTTTAAGTATAAGGATATCCTTTAAGTTTTTACTTAATTCTTTAGCAAAAAATTTCTCAACTTTAGGATTAGTCATATTAATATTTAATAAAATGTATGTTTTTTAGATCCGTCGTTGTATCTAGCATCGTACTTAGTTTACTATATTCTGTACCAGTTTTAATCATAGGAATACCGTCACAATCTTTATACAGATAGCCCAGTTCAGTTATTTCATCATCAAATACGCTAGGATAATGTACTTCAAAATCAAAGGTCCAGCATGGATATAATTCATTTTTTATCTGCTTATACTGTACCCCAAAATTACTGAATTCATCGAACCTTATTTCAATTTTTTTAGGACTTACTATTATATCAGGCTGAGTTCTTAGAGAAATTACTTGAATAATTGTGTCTAAATTTGCTTGCGTACTTCTCTTATACAACCAGTCCTGCAGATTTTCATCATTAGAAGGTTTAGCTCTGTTTAACACCCCTGTTTGTGTAATGTCAAATAAAGTAAAACATGCTATTCTATGACTCATCCTGTATTTACAGCAATAAAAAAGCCCGAGAATTTTACTTCTCGGGCCTTATTCTGCTTACTAAAACTAACTATTAGTTAGTGAAAGTTGCTGATGCTGCTGTAGTTACAGCATAACCTAATGCTGCTGAAAGAGCAACATCTAGGCTACCGCCGTTAGCAAAGTCCCATGCGCCGACTGGATATACTGCTACTGCTAGAGTATCAGTGTTATCACCTACTTCAGTGTACTCATACAAGTAAACTGTTGCTAATTGCTGAATAGTTTGGAAAGCAATTGCTAGGTCTGCACCAGTTGGTGATGCTGCGCCTGTGAATGTGATAGTACCAAAGTCTAATTTTGGACCTTGTGGTTGTACTGTTGCGCCTGAAGTTACAGCGTTTACACCAGTGTTAGTGTATGATGGTGAGTCCAAGTGTAATACTGGTTTAAAATCACCATTAACTTTTGTGAATTGTGCCATTTTATAAATCTCCTAATGTTGTGAACCATATAGGCTCATACATTTATTTATGCCTGGCTATAAAAAAGCTGGATTTGGGCTATCGTTTTGCGGCTAAATTTTGACGGCTAAAGCCCATTCTATCTACAAATTTCAAGCCCTGACTGACAAATCCTTCTTGGCTTTGCTGGCCACTCTGTAGATAACCCTTGACTGGGCTATCTTCTGCTGCTTTGGCTAACTGCTCAACCACACTCATTTTTAAATTATATAAGGCCATCCATATGCTGAAAGCCCCGATAATACCGTTTTTGTTATTGTTTAAATGATCTGCTATTTTCTTTTTCATAGGAACAGTCATTGGCCTATTTTCTACATATGTCATAAAATCATCTAGCAAGTTGTTTAAATCTCCGCTTACGATCTTTTTATTAATATAAGTGGTAAACAATTGATTAAAAGTTGCTCTTGCTTGCGGCGCAGTATTCATAAGAGTGTCTACTGAAGTGCCGTATTTTGCTATAGCATCTTTTGCGTTTTTGGCTAGTCCTTTATTTACTGACACATCAGGAATTACAGGCATCGCGCTAGGCACTATTGCTACATCACTATTGTTTTTTAGATTGCCAATCGTTCCATCTAAACTACTTGCTTCATCAGTTGACGATGCGTTAGGATTTAGATATTGATGTACTGCTACGCCAGCAATTTTATTTGTCAATAGTTTCCCTATCTCACTATCAACATCAACAGTATAAGTTATACCGTTAGGATTTGCTTTAAACTTATACGCACCTTTTTGATCTTGTAGTGGTTTACCGAATAGCATGTCGCCCCAGTAATAGCCTTTAGTTCCTTGGCTTGCTTTTTGCAAACCGGGCCATATGTTTGTAATGACATCATGAAGTTCAGCACGGTCAACCCCCCTCGCATTATCATATGCTATAAATTGTTCGGGACTATAAACTTTTCTACCAGCACCGTCTTTTTTATTAAACATGTGCTTATCCATGATACTAAATTTACCATTAGCACCGCGCCCGAAAATTAGTGCAGGATACCCGTCCCATTTAATGGTAATTGCTTTAGGATTTTTGATTGTACTTTCTATCTTAGTGATTGCGTCTCTAGCGCCAGCAGTTCCTCGCAAGAAGATTAAATCTTCAGGATGGTCTAAATGACCTTTATCTTCAATTAAAAGATCATTTAATTTTGAAGTAATTTGTGATAAGGATTCTACTAAATTCATGATTGTTTTGCTTGACTTGCTGCCATGTCTAATACCTGAGAGGTATTTTGATCTGCTACTGTTCCCTTACGGTCTACCCAACCCTTGTTAGTACGGGTATAAGTTTCGCCGCCAAATGTAATAGGTTCTGAAGCTGGAGCTGTAGTTTGAGGTTGTGTAGTTTGATTTACACCAGACGCTTTAGGTGTTGCTTTTTTCGGCATCGCTTTATTTTTTTCTGCTGTTGCGTATGTGTTCCAAGCAAGATTAGCTAAGTCAGCAAAAATATTTTGAATATCTTTGTCAATGACTCCTTTATTTTGTCTCAAGTTATTTTCTATACTAGAAGCATAGCGATCAACTAAAGCCTTATCATGCGGTAAACTTTTTACTGCTGCATTAAACCATAAATTGATATAGTCGGCAACACCAGTTGCTTGTTCATTTAAAATACTTTCATTAACAGTTTGTTTTGAGTTTAATGCTGATACTAATAATCTTGTTTTTAATGGGTCAAATCCTGCAGTTTTTAAAACTTTTTTGACCGTCCCTACAGCATTTTCCCAATTTGGTGAATCACCCATATTACTTAAGTGATTAATCAATTTTTTTGCTAAATCGAATTTTCTATCTTTATTTGGTTCTGCCGAAATAAGTCGAGCTTGTCCAGTAATATATTTGTTAAGATTTTGTGTTGCAGCCTGCTGCTTACTTCTCAATACTCCGGCTTTGTCTAGTCTGGATTTTATTCTTGCTTGCTTTTGACTGTCAACATTGACATCGACATTTTTTAATTCTATCGCTCGTTTAAGACTTTCTATGCCTTTCGCAACGAAATTACTAATGTATTTCTGTTGACCTAATTGTTGTTTGGCAGCAGCAAACTTATCAGGGTCTTTATCTTTAAGATACAGTTTATCCCAATCATATTCAGATAGTGTGCTTGTTTCAAATAACTCATTCAGACGCATCGTTTTTCCTTAAGGATTTAGAAAATCTCTTAGGATCTCGACCCCTGATTCCGCTTAGAAGTTTCTTTTCAAGTAATTCGGCTTTATCCTTATCGTAATGGCGGCTCATTAATTCTATTAGATTAATTGCGCTCGTAATGATATTGTTAGCCCTGCTTTCTATAACATGGTTCATGTCACGATTGCTAGCAACACTTTCTAGTTCTTCCAAAAGGCTTTTAGTGCGTTTTTGCATATAAAGATCCTAATAGTATTTATCAGCAATTAGGACTTATTTCTTTAATGAATTGAGCAAGGATTTTAGCTTTGCGCTATGAACATCCGCTTGAACCGACTTATTTACGGGCTGGACATCTTCTTGAACCTGCTCATTTACTGCCCCTACCTGACTTGTAGTCTTGATTTTGGATAACAGATCACTGGCGCTAGTTTGCTGATAACTATTGTTATTAGCGTCCGTTCCCGGATCAGTGATACGCAAAGTTTCTACATCGAACGCTAATTCGATCTTTTGTCCTACACCCGAACTACTGCGCGTTTTCATCAATTGAAGTTGATATTGCCCACGCTCACGCATACTGCGGCTTGTGAAGATTCCGAATACATTGTCTGCGGTATTGATCTTGCTGATACCGCCTGAGATATGACTATGATCGAATTCGATTTCTTCAACTGCGCTACGGTTTAACTGACTTGCTGTTACGAACAATACATTAAGTTCCTTAGCAAGATTTCTCAATTCTTCTGAAACATACTTATCCTTAACGAACAAGTCTGATGGACTGACTTTTGCGCTGACGGGCATCAGCAAATCCAAGTAGTCTACACACAAAAAGTCAACTCTGACACCCGTTTGAATCTGAAGTTCCTTACAATAGGCTCTGATGTCATTTACAGTACTTTGCGCTGGCATGTATTTGATACGCAACTGACCAGCCTTTTTAGATACCATCTTTACCTTCATTTCGACATTATCAAGATCCTTGAAAATTTCTCGGCTGCTAGTATCTGTCATCATACTATCGATACGCATAGAACATAGTCCTTCACTCAATTCAAGAGTGATATATGCTCCGTTCAGTCCTGCTTGTACCCAGTTGACTGCTAGATTTTGCATGAACAACGATTTACCACTTCCCGAACCACCTGCAAAGATTTGTAGTTCGCCGCGATTGAATCCACCATACAATTTCTGATCCATGCTAGGCCAGCCTGTGCTGTTCTGACCATTATTAGATTTCAATGCCATCAATCGACCTCTAGGGTCAGCAAAGTAATCTGTACCCATATCACGCTGTAGAGAAATCTGAACAGCATCTTTGATCAGTTTCTCCACAGGGTCATATTCGCCTTTCTCAAGAAGATCAGCACTCTTAAGAATAGCCCTCTCAAGTTCTTGTCGCCGAGTAAATGCCTCAAATTCTTCTAAAAACCAGTCATAGTGACCTTTGTCTAAATCTTCGACCCTTTCAATAGTAGTACCAGTCGTTGCCTTAATCTGACTAGTTTCGGGCATCACATTATATTTTTTAGTATGATCGATGATGAATTCAGCGACCGGGCGCAATCTACGATCAAAATTTTCTGCATTCATGATGTTCATAACGCGAGTATATAACTCTGCGTTTGTAACCATCATACGCAAGAATAATTCTTGCACATCTGTGTTATAATCTTTTATCAAGTTTCTTCCTCTGCATTTCTATTTTGATTTTACTATTTGTGCTAGATTGTATAATACTTAGTAATGTAGGTAATCTTCCATATTTTACTACAGCATCGTTTACATCTTTCACACCGTCGCCCCATTCAGGCAGACTGATATAAAATCCATGTTCTATAGCCTTGTCTATTATCTCTAATCCTGTTTTGTCTTGATCTGGAACTACGATAATTTTACGCTCCAATCTTTTTAGTAATTCTGCTT